CTGTAAGCGCTGCTTCTTCGTTGCCGGAAAGAAATCCTTCTTTTGTATTCCTGTCCAGGATGTTATTGATAATTATCCTTTGTTCTTCCAGCATCTCCGTATCCACGTTTTCGATATGAAGTGGAAAAAAAACATCTTTTGCTTTTACCATTTTTACCTCCTTAAGTTATTGGCGGTTGTTACGGTTTATTTTATGTCTTTACACCAATCCTCCATGGCTTTGCACAAATCCTCCATGGCTCTTGCCCTTGAAGCATCTCTCCTTTTATCCTCCTTTATCCTACTGGCTATATTCCAAGCCATCCAAGCAGTCTTGTCCCACTCTCTTTTGTAACTGCACAATATTTTTTTGAGACATTCATCATGGTAATAGTCTCCTGGACATTCCTCATCGAAAGCAGAATGTTCATGCATATAGTCCGATACATATTTTGCATTGGCTTTAACGCCACAAAACCAGCATTGTTTTCTGATAGATTTTATAAGCCTCCTGTAATTTCTCATATAATTTTCTCCTTAAGTTGTGGTCAGTCGTTAATCTTGATTTAATGCTGCAATAACCACGTCCAGCTCGGCTAATGTTGTTATTTTTTTGACCCCGTACTCCTTTGTTACAAAAATAACACCCTCATTGTTACTGGCAATAACAGATAGCTCTGTGTGAGTCCTTAGAAGGTAATTCTCTGCTACTCTACATGTATTTGTTACATAAGCAGGGTTTACCCATTCCTCTGTGCCTGGTATTTTTACCAATGCTGCCATGATCCGCACCTCCTTGTTTTATTCTGGTAATGTCATTTTACCGGCTTCAACTTCCTGCCGGAGTATCTCTCTTAGGTCCTCTGTTCGTTCGTACTCCATGATTTCAAACTCGCAGCGTGATTCGAAAATGGTTTTAATTTCTGCGCGACTTAACTCGTTTATTTTGGTGTGTATCGCCTGGTCCATGATCCTCGCCTCCGTTATCTCTGGTTTATAGCCTTAACTACGTCTAATATGTCGGCTTTTGTTGCAATTCTTTTGGTTGTATATCCCTCGTTACCGATAACAAATAATTCAGTTCGGTATTTTCCTGATGGCCGGATCAGGAATACATTTGTAACAAAATCAGGATTAACAAATTGACTTGTTCCTGGCACTTGAATTAGTTTTGACATTCTCCTCCCTCCTTTAACTTTTAGTTAGTCGTTAATTAATACAAACAGCGTTTACTGCATCTGTGTAGTCATCGGCTTTGTTCGTGAATTCTCCATTTGCGTCGTCAAAATGTCCAACATCTGGTTTGCAATAAACCCGCGCAACGGGGTATCCTTCAGAATATGGGGAATAAACAACCTGTAGATCTCCGTTTCCGTCCTCCAATAGTTCATTTATACGCTGCGCGTATTCTTTTAACTTCATTTTCGCACCTCCTTTAAGTTTTAGATAGTTGTTAACTTGGCATTTCCGCGTGGTATGCAACATGGCTGATGTTGCTTTCATTTATTTCTTCCACGCTTTCAACCTCTGGAAGCTGGTTGTTTCGGCTGCACCAATCCCTGTATCTGGTTAAGAGTCCAGCCAGCTCTGACACGGGCCAATCTTTTTCGTAAAAATCGTCACGGATAGCATCCTGTCCGGCGTATTTGGTGACGTCAAGGGTTTCCAGCAGGATCCACTCTATGCGTTCGTCTCGGTCCGGTTCAAAGTCTATGTCCAAGATATCCGCGATTTTTTGTTCGTTTTGGGGAAAAATGTCCGGGTCGCAATTTAAAATTCCAGAACTTACTCCATGCCTGTGTGTATGCGTTATTAAATAATCTTTTTTGTCTCCCATGATCCGCCTCCTTTAAGTTTTAGGTAATAATTAGTATTCAATCATAAAGATTGTATCGTCGGTTGATAATATCAGATAATAGTTATCCCTTGGGTCCGGTGCGTGGTTGCTTTTATACACCTTTGCTATTTTAGATCTGTCAAAGAAAGCGGATATCTTCGGCGGTATTCTTTTTAGCTGGGTATAGATTGAAAGCTCTGGCTTATAAATTGTCGATATGCATACCATCTGTGGTAAATATCCTGTGTAATTCCTTGCAAATTCTTTGAGTTGTATTTCTTCTATCTTCATGGTTGCGCCTCCTGGGGTTAGATTAATGTCTCCGTTATGACCGCCGGACGATCCCGGCGGCCATTGCTGAAATATTAAGCGGTTTAATGCTTATTTCATAATATCACCTCCTTTGTTCTGCATCTAAACCCCTTTTTAACTGGACCGCTTCTTGTATAAGGTTTTCCCGGTTCCCTGGTCTGCAACCCATAACCACCAGCAGCACCTCACCATTAAGATCTTTAATAATAAGCGTGTCAGCGTTATTAATAAATAACTCGCCGGGGATATTTGTTAATGGTTCATACTTTTCCTTAATAAATACCATTAAACATCTCATTTTCTCTTCAAAAACATCTTCATAAATAAATGGATAAAGCCAGCCATCACCTAGATTGATACCAATCTTGAGTTTTTCAGGTGTAAACAATTCGCCAAGTCCATTTATCAGCCCGGCTATATCTGGCAGCGTCGGGTCCTCTGTATTAAATTCTTTGTTTTTTCTGGAGAACTTCTTTACCCCTGCATCAATCAATGTCTGTATTTCTTCTGGAAGAGCGGCAAGGTCGTGCCTTACTATCAGGCTGCCATTTGCTATATAGCTACCATCAAAATAAACGTTCTCGAACTTGCCTGGTGTGAATTTCGGTTTTTTTGTTGCCATTTTCTCACCTCTTTTTTTAAGTGTTATCGATATTAAGATTCTTATCAACCCGCCGCCGGATATGGTTTACTATCTTTTTTCTAATCAGTTCCGGCACCAGGGAGACATTAATTTCTAATGGTTCCGGGTACCATCCAAGCGTTGATCGTATTGCCGGATGAAAGTCAGTATCATTGCATGCGCACACTTTTGCGCTGCCGTTCTTTTGATGCGATAATATAACGGCGTATGTATTTGCATCCTGCCTCATTTGTACGATCCATTTCATTGTTTGCGCCTCCCTACTCTGCTGTAATACCATGATTTATAAGTATGTTTCTTGCTGCTGGTGTTAATCCTTGCCAGTCTGAACCGGCAATTCGTTTACCTGTTTTTGTGAGTTCGCCTTTTTTTGTACACCATCCGATAAGTTCGGCGACTGCTTTTCTGATAGCAAATGATGATTCATTCCATTTGATTTTTTCGTCCATGATCCGCACCTCCTTGCCTGGCCGGGTATGTTCCCGGCCAAGTCCTAAGTTATAGAAATAATTTAACACCATTTAATCAGATGTTATGCGAAAATAAGATATCACAGCATCCGTAAAGTATTTAAAGTGGTATTCGCCGGATTGATATAAATTTTTAATGTATGCGGCATATTCTGAAAAAAAATCATATTCCCCATATTCTTGAATTTGTTTTACCATCTGTTCTCTTTGTCCTTTTTCCAGTGAATAGTGAATTGTTTCTATCTCAATTTGTTTCGTCATTGTTGCGCCTCCTCTTTTTTTTGGTTGATATTATTAAATATTTTTATTCGGCGCCTGGAGTGATCCGGGCGCCTAGGTAAAACCATTTAACTAAAAATCTTTTCTAGATCCAGTACACCGGCAGCCTTCAATATTTCTTCCCGGCACCCGCTACAAAAATCTGATCCCATATCCGCTTCGTTTTCCTGGCATTCAATACAAGTGCTTTTTTCCATTTTTTTTAACCTCCTTTTTAAGATTTATCTTGATCTTTATAGCTAAGCTATCACAGATAGCACTCAATGTCAAGCTGCTTTTTTACCCGTGCCCGGCCAGTCTTAAGTTATAGAAATTTGTTAAGATTAAATAACCTCATCGGTTAATAGGATGTATTCTTGTTTCTCAATCGTGATTAAAGCAGTATTTACCATCGTTCCTGCCTCTTTAAACGTTCCGGCCGGTAAATCCTCCCAAGTGGTTGTTAATGGTTTTATCTTTTCCTGCTGCCTGGGTCCATTGGCACATAAGGCAACCAACCGGCCGCCGGGTTTTAGAAAACTTATGGCGTGTCTGATATGCTTTATATCCTCGCCGTTTTTATATGGTGGGTTCATTATGATTTTATCGAATTTATCCAGGTTGCCGTTGCAGCTTAAAAAATCCTGATTAATTATCTCGGTGAGTGGGAAATCATTTTCAAGTTTATCACAAAGATTTTTATTAATCTCAACTGCAATCATTTTACCGCCTGGCATACACTTGCAACCAACTGCACCAATTAAAACCCCGGTACCCGCACTGGGCTCAAGAATGCTTTCACCTGCTAAAATATCTGCATGTTCTGCCATTTTTTCGGCTATCTCGTTTGGCGTCGGAAACAGCTGCGGCGCTACAACAACCTGTACGCCTTTTTTTAAAGCTTCTTGCATATCGTCCAGCTTTGTTTTTTCTGGTGGGGTATAGCTTTGAGTTCTTGGCCTGGCTTTTTGTGCCGGTGGTTGTTTTTCTATTGGTCCGGGTTTTTTGTGCGTCTTACTATCAGTTAAAAATACGCATACTGACCCACCTTTTAAAAATGCGGTCCGTACCCGGTGGGAGTTTTCAACCTCGCGGCCTCCCTTATGATCTGTGTATATTTTTGAATAATCCGCCTTGGTCATTTGTACTTGAGGATAAACCATAAATTCACCCCTATGATATTGATTTTCAAACCTGATCCCGTCCGGCGCTAAATAATTACATATCGGTAATTGTTTGGGCCTGGGTTTTGGTTTAATCAGCTCGCTGCCTCCCTGGGCTTCAAGTAAAGCTTTTTCATAGGTCAACCGGTTTTCATAGTGCTGAATCCATCTTGCATATCCTTTTTCTATTGCTTCAAGATTTGCTTTTTTTGTCCAATTACCGCCGCGACCATTGCCGCACCATACATGTTCACTCGGTGGGGTTCCCTCTGGATCTCTCCAGCCTGTTTGCATAATAGGTTTTATTCTCATGTTTTGCGTGTAATAGGATTTGCATCGGCGGATATGCGCTTCAATCTTTTTAATTCTCCGGGCGCGGACGTCTGGCCGTTCTTTACGTTCTGCGTGCCTGATCGTTCCGGCTGCTCTCCTTTCCCAATATTCGGACGTTTCCCACATTTTAACGGCTTTTCTCATACCGTTTTCAATGCGTTCCGCGTCTTTTCTTGCTCGTTTTTCACTGTGGTGTCCTATTAGTATAGGCTGCCCAAGTGGGATATGGTCCGTTATCGATTTAACTCCGCTCCTGGCCGCGTCTCCGTCCTTTGCTCGTTTCTCGCTGTAATTATCAAAACGGTCCGCGCGTTCTTCTGCCCGTTCTACTAGGCTGGTGTCCTCGTCTCCTACCTCGCCGCATAACTCAAGGAGCAAGTCTTCTCTTGCAGGGGTCCACTTGGGAGCAACAAATAGTTTTTGTGATGGTGCCCATCTAAAACCCTCTGCCCTGACTTTATTATAAAGGTCCTTATCAAGTCTTGATTCTGCATACAGTCGCAATTTATTATCGTCCGGTGAATACGTTGCAGTAAACCCATTTTCGTTTGTCATGTTTGCGCCTCCCTTTTTTTTTGTTGATATTTATTAAATGTTTTTATTCGGCGCCTGGAGTTGTCCGGACGCCTAGGTAAAATCATTTAATATTAAATAACCTCTTCGACCTGGGAGCGGTGAAAAAGCTTATATTCTTTAGGCATCATATAGCCGTTGTCCTCGTCATTGTCGGCCTTACCTTTTACAGATATCCATGTTACACCTGATAGAGTTGATTTTTGGCCCTTTTGAACTTGGAACCCGTTTTCAATCCATCCTTTGTATGTTTTGGCGTCCAGGTATGGCAGGCCATCAAGTGATTGTTCTTTGAGCTGCTGAGCTACAAGCATGAACCCTGTATGGCTGATGTTCATACCGTGAGTTGATATAATAGCCTTGATTTGATCCTCTTTAGTTTTTGACAGCTCTTTTGCTTGCTGCCATCTTTGTCGCAAATTATGATAATATTCTTTTTTGTCGATTTTTGTCATGTTTGCGCCTCCGGTTTAAGGTTTATCTTGATCTTTATATCCTAGCTATCACAGATAGCAATCTTTGTCAAGCGGGTTTTACCCGCACCCTTTCTTTTTTAAAGATATGAAAATTTCTTATAAATAGTTATTTAATGATTGCCAGGTATCATTTGTTAATTTGGTAACATGTAAAACTGGCCGGATGGTTCGCGAAAATGGGCACAGAGCCATCCGTGGTCATTTTTGACTACCAAAAATGGGCACACTCTGGCCAATGATTTCAAGGGGTTGCCCTATTTGCCCAGTTTTTCTAATCTTATTAGATTTGAAATTAAAAAAGAAAAAAAGATAGGTATATACAGAATGCTATAGAGTAGTGCAAAATAACTGTCCAAATGGGGCACGGCCAGCCAGGGGCCTGGATTGATTGCAAATAGTTGTGCCCATTTTGTGCCCATTTTTGAATCGTGCCCATTTTTAAAATGACCACGGAAAGCAGTCAAAACTATTATTCGTGTGTGAGTTTTGCCTGGATCGCGGCAGCATTCGCCGGGTTTGCCTCTGTTTATTGGTTGATTTTCTCTATTAATCGCTAGAGAAGAACAGAGGGGCGGCGGTTTAACTTATATCATTATACTTGTAAAACTTGGGAGGTCTCCGGCCTGGTGTGTGTATTATATTAAGTGGATATGGGCGCAAGTATCTGGATTAATGGCTGATTGTTGCGTTTACTATCGTCTTAACTTTTATGTATTATTTAAGATCGTTGCTGCTGCTGGCTGTTTAAATTGGTACGAATAAAAAAAATGGGACCCCTATCCTGGGACACCAAAAGCGAAACCGGGAGACTGGAGCCTCTATCCCCCCATTCATAATAGTATACGTGTAATATTTTGCCAAAAATAAACAGCATTAAGTTTCAGTGATCGGAAAAGAAAGGAGAGGGGTGCGGGGTAAAAAATAAAAAAAGACAAATATTTTCAGTAATTTGAATCATTGAAATTCTGGGGGATTTGATGTGTTTGCCTGATTTTCATTTCATTGTCAATAACTTTTTTTAATAAAAAATAAAATAAAATAGTCCATAATAAACGTCTACTGTATTCTGGTACACTATTGAGTAGCAAAATATGCCTAATCTTATTTATATAAAAAACCTGTGTTATACTACTCGGCATCGAAGCATGTGTAAGGCTACGCCATTTAACCGAGGATCGACAAGTGACCTGTTAAACGAACATTCACCCTCATAAGCTGAGATCTCACGATATACGTTGAATACGCTAACCAAAATAGAACGTGATGGTAAGTCGGAAGAAGTCAATAAAATGATCGCTTCCGGGATTATTTCTGCGTCTCAAATCAGATTAATACTTTCGAACAGCGGATATAAGATATCTAAGAGCGCTGTTACTACCTATCTTAAGAGAACTGTCGATAAAATAAAGCCTGAAGCCTTAAAAATCGTATCTGATCATATTGATACAGTAATACCTGAAGATATGAAGGCGTTAGAGGCAATGGAGGTTCAGCTTTTAGACTGGGCCGCTGAGGATCCGATTGATGCTGCTGATCGATTAGCCGAAGCCAGAGCTGGCATCGCAAGAGATGTGGGTATGTGGACAGATAATTTAACCCTGCCTGGTTTCGAATCAGATCCAGGGAAACGAGAAAAAGAAAAAGAACGCCGAATTCAATGGATAATGAAGAAAAGTTTAAGTTATATCCTTATGGATTCACGGCTTCAGAAGAAACGTATTGAGGCTATGAACGCCGCGATCCGGATTATTGGATTAAAACTACAGCATATTGCGATCCTTGAAGGTGAAGGAAAAGGCAATATTATTATTATGGATAGCTCAGCCGATTATCACCAGAAAAAAGATGGTGAGCTTGTTCCGTTTCTTATAAAAGGCGAAGGGCCTGATGACAGTAAATAATATAATAACAGCTTCAAAAAACGATCTGTTTATGCAGCTTTCTCCAACGCAAAGTATGTTCGTTCATTCAAACGCTGATGTTGTTATTTTACACGGACCCATGGGTGAAGGAAAAACTCATGCCGGCGCCGCTGCATTAATCAGACACGCCCAACGATGCGGAAGAGATATTCGAGCCGCAATAATCAGAGACACCCACCAAAACATTAAAACCTCCACAGTTATCAGTTTAAAAGAAATTCTGGGTGACTGGGTATCTTTTCATGACGATAATAAAATTATGAGAATAAAATGCACTCCGAAAGTTGAGTGCAGTCTTTTTGGTATTGATGACCCGGCTTCATTATCTAAACTTCAAGGGCCTGAATACGCTTGTATATGGCTTGAGGAACCAGCACCTATTATCGAGCGTGCAAACGCCGGGCTGTCTCGAGACACTTATCAGTTGTGTGTGGCCAGAGCCGCTCGTCAAACCGGTACTGAAATGCGGGTGCAAATTACGCAAAACCCGGCAGATGAAGATCATTGGACAGAATCGCTTGCAAACGAGCCGAGTGTGATCGCAAAAGATCCGGACACGGGTGTTGAGATAATAAAAGAAGTTTATCGAATCGCATATGGCGATAATAAGTTTTTAAACGAAAAAGCCAGAGCGGCAAATATCGCTGCTTTTAAAGACGATGCTGGTAAATACGCCAGATATGTAGAGGGTAAGGCAGCGCCTGTTTCTCAAGGAGTGGCTGTTACTGCCGGTTATAATAAAGCTATTCACTATTCTGACACGGAGCTTCCTGTTCTTAAAAATGCTATTGGCGTTCGTTTTTATGACGCCTGGCATCATCCTGTATGTATTATTGGGCAAATGGTAATACCCGCTCAATTATGGATCCACGAAGCTTTAACAATGCCAGGGTCAGGAATGAGGGAACTTATAGAGAATTCTGTTATCCCTACACTCGCAGGGCCTAAATATAAAGATAAAATCCAGACATGGCGTGATATAGGCGATCCGTCTATGTACCAGCCTGATCAGTCAACTGTTACAAGAAACACAGCAAAAGTGGTTGAGGATCTTTTAAAAACACGCTTTGAAGCTGGCCCTACGCGATGGCATCACAGAATTGATCCAACACGAACCGCTCTTAGCCAGATGGCTCCTGACGGTTCAGGTCCAAAAATAAAGCTATCCTCCACAGCTTATAATCTTCATAGAGCTTTGAACGGTGGTTGGCATTTTAAAAAAGATAATAACGGAAGGACTATAGGTCCGATACCCGTAAAGGATAGTTACGCCGATCTTGGTGATGCTTTTTCTTACGGAGTCAGTATGATTTTTCCATATGTAAGGCCAAAATCAGAACAAAACAAGACCCGCCGCAGGGATCCAAGGGCGATTGCAAATAGTTACGCAACAAGTAGAACTTCAGGCCAAAAGCCTAAAATACTAAACTCGGAGGTTCGGGCATGAGCTATAAAAAATATTGGCCAATGGAGCAGTACATGGGAAAAGGCCAGCCACCAGCTGAAGTTTTTAAATGTACTCAGTGTGACCAAACAACTCATACGGTAAAGGGTCATAACGGAGAGCCTGATAAACATGTGTGTACGCCTCAATGTCAAGCATCACATGGAGATTGGAACGCGGTCAGTAACCAGAAAAAAACTTATAGTGAACAATTCGATAAAATATTCCCCGACTCACCAGGAGCCGGGCTTTAGAGGGTAATGTTATGGCTGAACCTATAAATAAAGCTTTTGACGAACTAAATGATGATATCATTAAGGCCAGTCATGCTGGATCCACAATTATCGATCCTAAAGAACTAGCTGAGCGTGAAGAAGCCGCAGATGCATACGCTGGAGAGAACGAAAAGCATTTTGTCGATTATTATATGGATTGTAAAAAAACGTCTGTTGAAGCGAATGCTGATATAAGAAAAGAGCAGGACGACCTTTATAAAATGTATAAAGAGGATGAGCCTGAGTTTTATAGTCAAAAAGAAAGCTGGCAGTCTAAAACTGTAATCCCTAAGCCTTTTTCAGCTGTGCAGTTTGGTGCGGCAAGTGTGAAAAAAGCGTTTACGCCTGAGTTCTTAACGATCACTGATAAGTTGAATAAAGGAGCTGCAGAGTTCTGGCAGGATGCAATGACGATTGAGCTTAACGATCAGAACGCTGATTTTGTAACTCGGTTCGGTGACGCCACTACCATGGGTCTTGCGATTGGTGATTCTATGGAGATGATACCTCAATACACTCCAGGTGTCGGTCTGCGGTTTGATTTAATCGAGCCATGGAAAATCCATAGAGATCCGGACGCTCTTTCAAGAGATCCTCAATCCGGTTTGTTTTGGATCCATGAAGAATGGATGGATTATTTCGTTTTGCAAGCAGGCCAAAAAGGTGGGAAATATTTTGACGTTGAAAGAGCGAAAGCCACGGAAGCCGGTGATTCATCTGTAAACGATGATCTTATGACCAAAGAGGCATGCGCAATAAGAAAAGACCAGCTTATTCAGCGATCAGAGTTCAGGACTATGGTATTGACCGGTGAGTTTTGGGGATCGGTATTAAGCCCGAACGGCGAGATGCTGCTGGAAAAAGGCACTTATACGGTTGCCGGTCATCGCGTAATAGAAAAACCCACCAACTCTCCGTATTCTACTTTAAGATGGCCCGGCATTAGTTTTTCTGTTCTTCCGGATCTTTTAACGTTTGGAGGTAGAGGCTTATTGAAGTCCGTCCAATCTTTATGGCTGGCTATGAATCAGCTTATGTGTCTCCACGAAGATAATTATAAATGGGTTGTAAACCCACCGTCTGAAATCGTTGTTGATCAGCTTGTAGATCCAACAGATGTTCAGATGTGGCCCGGAAAGGAATATCTTGCTAATGCATCTGTTCATGGAAACGCAGCTGTAAGAACTGTTGATCGAAGAGACGTATCAAACTCTATTTTATCTAATTTGCAGTATTATGATCAGAATTTTCAAAGAGGATCATTTGTTAATGATTCTGTCCAGGGATTACCAGGGTATAGACAGGATATGACGTTCAGAGAAAGCGCACAGAATCTAAACCAGTCTTTAGGCGTGTTCAGCCTGATGGGCTCTAATATCGAGGCCGGCGCAAAATGGGCATTAGTCGCTGCCAGAGACGCTATGCAGACATACGCAGGTTTTAGTGATTATGAAAGAATTCTCGGTCCTGAAGCCCTTAAAACTCTAGGAATTATACCCGGGAGCGAAGAGCCCGGAAAAACGATTACAAATCTTCCAGAACCGTCAGGAAGTTTTCATGTATCCGGCATGCAGGCATTGATGAGAGAGCAGGAAACTCTTTCTCACTTAAAAGAAGTTGTCATCCCGCTTGCGAGCACCCCTCGTTTTGCTCCATATGTTGATCCGTATAAAACCCTTAAAGC